GGAGGGTCAGCAAGGTTCGCGTCTGTGGCTGGCTGGCCGCTCGGTGCGATCGCGAATCCCTCAGCCAGCCGCGTCGCCTCGTTGATCTCTTTCTGGTTCGCCGGGAGGGTGCCGCGCCCGGCGCAATTTCCACACGGCTGCGATCTCTCGGCTCCCTTGCGAATGTTCAACTGGACCCTGCCCTCTCCGTCGCAGCGCGGGCAGATTTTGGTCCACTTGGTGCTGTAGCAGAAAGTGCAAACGCGACCGGGGAATACGCCGAGACAGGGGCAGCGGCGGTAAGGGGAGAGAGCGGTGCCGGGGAGCGGGGGCGCAGGGACAGGAATGGAGTCGATAAGCGCAGACTGGCCGCCGGATGGTTTGGAATAGATGTCGATGCGGTCAACTTCAGATGGAAGAGAACGGGTAGCAGGAGAGGTCGGGAACTCGTGATCGTCGGTCAGCGCGAAAGGGGATTCGGGGGTGGAGGATTGGGTTGGTGTCGCTGTTGCCGTCGCTGGTTCCATTGCCGCCCCTGCTGCGCCTGCCGATTCTGTATCCACCTGCTGCTGCTGCTGTTTCGCTCCCTGCACCTTCTTCATCTTCGTGGACAACTCGGCTCGTCGTTCCGGGGTCCACCAGGCTTTTCGCTTGTTCAGAGGCCGGGTTGGTTTGGAAGATTGAGAAGGTTTAGCAGGTTGCGCTGGTTCAGTCGTTGCCGTTGCAGAGGGGGTAGCCGTGACAGAAGGTTCCACAATGCCAGTTGCCATGGTTGGGATGTCTCCTGAGAAGGAAGGATACCGCCTAGGAAGGAAAGAAGTAAAGGGATTATCGGCCCGGATCGGGAGCCGTCTATCGATGAGCGACTTGAGACGGAGAGGTCGGAGAGCCGAGAGAGCGGGTCCACACCAGCGAATCCCGCCGGTCCTCAATAACGGACAACCGCTGCCCGATCTCCAGAAATTGCTTGTAAAGAGTGAACCCAACCTCCGCGTCATCCCCGATTTCCTTGACGCGGCAGTAGGCAGCAGCGAACATCTCCAAGGCCTGGTTGATCTCTTTGTGGAAGGGAGAAGATTCGGTTCCCGCGGGCGGCCAGGTATCGGTCAGAGGATAACTGATCCCAGTGATATTGACTTGAATCGGATACAACGGAGCCGGATGCACCGCGAACATATTCAGGCCGACTGGAGCCCAGCGCAGCGGCATCGGCCCACGGTCAGATTCCCACGAAGAGGTCCAGCTCGCGCAGAGGACATCGAGTGAGCGCAGGGAAGTTTTGTTAAGGCGCGAGATGTAGGTGCGGATGTCGGTGATCGCGAGGAGGCCGGGGGGGATAGGCTGCCAGACCGTGTTGGGGAGCAGCGTGACGGGCTGGTTGCAGATTACGGTTGGCCTGCCGATGATCAGCAATAATTCCGAGATCGCCTCCGCCAAGGCCGCGTTTATTTCAAACTGGAGATTCCAGAAAATATTCGTAGGGTCTTCCAACCGGTTCGCAACCGCTGGAGCCATCTCGGCAATCGTAGAGGTGATGGCCATCTGGTTTCAGTCCTTCAAGCCCTCTCCGCCTATATCCCCAAAATGTAAGGCAAATAAGTATCCGCGCTCGTGCCCAGTACCCAGAGCTTCTGCGTCTCGATCATGTTCCCCAGAGCAGGATCGCCAATTGTAATCTGCCCAGTCGTCCCGCAGGTTTCGATCAGGGTGTAAGAGGTTGGGCCGACTGTCGAATCTTCTCCGAGGGACAACAAAGCCGACGCGCCGTTCTGAATGTTGATTTGTGCAACAGGGAGCGAGAGGATACACCATTCGCTGGCGGCGTGATTGCGCATCAGGCCGGAGACGAGGATGTTCGAGGCGGAGAGATTGACTTGCTGGACCGTCCCGCCATCGTAAGGCAAGGGAGGAGCTTGGTTGGCCGGGATGAAACTGTTCGACGCGCCGATAACGACGTGATCGCCGACGCGGAAGTTTTGTGTGTTGGCGCCGAGAGGGACGAAGCAGGAAGAAGGTTGAGAGCCAGGGTCGAGTCGGCCAGTAAAGGGATCGGGAGAGGGACGGATAGCTGCGGTCAGTTGCCAGCCGAACAGCGGCTGAGGCGTGCCGGTTAGAGTCTGGTTGCCGAATCCGCGAAGTGCCATTCTGTTCCTGCCTTCCCTTTTGCCTCTACTGCCTTCCTACTTGAGATACGTGACGCCCGGCGAGGTCATTCCCATCGGCGGATGACACAAGTCACACCAGCAATTCGCGTCGTGATGTTCGACTGCGCGACCAGCCATCTCGCGAGGGACGCGCTCACAGCGAGGGAGAAGGTCTCCACTGAAAGACATCGCTCCCGGTCGGCTTCCCTCTCCGCCGATCACCCTGTCACGGGTCTTGGCTACGATCGACTCGGTTGGGGCCTCGGTGTATCCGCCTCGTCCATCTTCACCGGACACGTAACGAGATCGTGCTGGTCGCTGTTCCGAGAGAGGATGCGAGTAGGATTCAGCCGAATGATCGTTGGTCGAGATTTCGACGTTGTTTTGGTCTACGCGATCACGAAACATCTTGGCCATCGGGGTGATCCTCCGTCGGGGAAGAGTGTACAGCCAGTCAGCCGGTAACGCTAGGCAGCAAAAAGCGGTCGGAGATTATCCGACCGCTTTTCACAACCATATGCCACGTCACGCCGAACCTTGCCAAGGCAAACCCCGCCCCGCCCAGCCCAACCCGATAAACGAATTATATCTCACCCGACTCCCTCAACTCACGCACCATTTCAAGCCCAATGTCAGGAAAGAGCCACTTGTTTTCTTCAGTCATCGCATCGAATAAGTCTCGCTTAGGGGTTTGAGGAGGTTTGTCGAAGTCGGCTTCCCTCTCATTCCCAACCAGACTCTTGAACTTGAATTCCTTCTCCGCCTGTTGCAATTGTCTAAGCGAGGTGACACGTACTGGCTGACCCGAGTGGTCATGAACGTGGTCGAGAGTGAGATCGTAGTAGGGATTGACTAAGGATTCGCGCATGCGAGGGGAGCGGCAGTGCCGACAGATACGCCGAGGTCCACGAGCAGTCACGCGAATAGTAAAAGTAGGAGAGTCGTAACCACACTGGTCGCAGATCATCGGCTGGACTTTCGCTGGGCAGCAGAGCGAGAGGCGGTCGCACGACCAGTAGGCTTTCTCGAGGCAGACCGGCTGACTGGCTTCCGCTTCGCTGCCTGGTCTCGCGCGGCCTGCGCTGCCTTGTCACGGGCTGCGGCCTGACGGAAGGTCTCGTTGGCTGCTTCAACACGGCCATCACTGCGAGAGGCTACCGGGCGCGCGCTGCCAGTGTAACGATTATAGAGATCGACCACGCGCGAAGGGATCTTGCGTAGAGGTTCAGCTGGTCCCCAGTCTTGTGCGGATGCTGCCGCTGCTGCTGCTGTCATGTTAGTTTCCTCTTCCTGCCTTACCAGCCCGATTCGGAGTTGCCTTCTCCAGCTTCGATGGCATGATTGATGGCATAGACCGAGCCACCATCCCCTCCCATAAGATCAGGAGCCATGCGCATCTCCTCCCACTTGTAAAGAATTCCCTGGCGATAAAGGTCCTCATCAGCCTTTGCCGCGTACATCAATTTGTGATTGGCTTCCCCGCGCAGCCGATCCGCTTCAGCCTTGTCGTAATACTTGTTCCACTTTGGTCCTTTGTAGGTCTTGGCCCACGCGCGACTGAAATCAACAACAATGTCCGCGCGAATTCCACTAGGCAGCGCGTCACCGTCGTTTTCCAAGTTGGGAGGCTGGCAAACAGCAATCCATGGCAACGCCTGAACAATGGAAACGACAGGCCACAACTCTACTTGGTAATTTCCATTGGGGTCCGGAGGCATTTGAACGAGCGCGGTCGGGGTGAACACAGTCGCACGCCAAGCGTCAAAAGAGTCCAAAGATTGTTGCGTGTAGTTCAAACGCATCCGCCATCCTTGAAGCATGTTCTTCGCGGTGTGGATGTATTTGATGTTCGGCCCGAGAGTGTAGTAGTACTGCGCGATGAAATAACCAGCCGAGGAGATAGAAGTGGAAGCCCACGGCATCTCGATAGTCAATACCTGCGCAAACGGGTCACAATTCGTAATCACATAAGGCGGGCTGTTATAACCAAGGCGAAATCCCAAGCCCACTACCGCAGGAGTCCAGTTCGTGTTCGTACCTTGGATCAGATTCGATCCTTGCGTGACGTTGACTGAACCACCTACAACAAATCCAGTAGTGGCAATCTGTCCACGAATCATCAGTGACGACCATGTACGCCTATCGTATATGTCGCGGACGATGGAATTGATTTGGACCTGAACATCGCTAGGATCAATATCAGGATTCTCTGAAAGGGTTGCGCCCACCATCTGCGCGAAGTTCATCTGATTGCGCCATGGGTTTACGCCAGGCGTGGGAAGAACTTGGTTAGCTATATTCGCAAAAGGCGCATTGGACCACGAACTCATATTCTCACCCTACCTCAAACGAATAAAGCCCGCCATCCCGCCGCCCGGCTCCCCCAAGGAGACTTACTAACGGCGGCAAGACAGCGGGCAAGGGTTAAACCAACCAGTGAACGACCAGCCAGAGAGCAACCAGTGGAGAACAGAAAGCAGAAAGCAGAAAGCAACAACGGTTATAGCACCTGACGACCAATCAAAATGTCGCCTTCAGTACCCCGTAGCCAGAAAATCTACCGTGCCTCCAGCGAAGCTGGTATTGCTCGCAGTCTCGTTAAACGCACCTGCCGAGAAATATCCAGCCTTGAGATACCACGGATTCGAAGCGGCCGGGCCTAAAACTGCTGGCTGCACCGCCACCCACTGCACGCTGCCGGGAGTGCCTGCTGCCGTCGAACTGAAGCCAACCGGAATCAGAGCGCGGATCTTCGAAAGCCCAAATGCTGCAGGATAGACCGGGTAACCTCCCGTCACGTAATCCGACGTGCCGAACGCAGCCTTGTTCTGCTGCTGCATGTTCTCCGGTCCCAGCATTGCCCGGCTGTCTGCGCCTTCGGTCCATGTAATCGACATAGTTGAATCTCCCTTCTGAGTTTGTCCGGACCGAGAACTAGCTGCCCCAGAACGTTGTCGAGCCGCCAACCAGCACGTCGCAGAGAGTCGAGGCGACGGCGGTGAGCTGGTAACCGAGAGCGCGGGCATTGGCCGCAACCGTGGTGCCTCCAGTTGATGCCCACGAGCCGGTGGCCGCGCCGTAGATGTAGTTGCCGACGCCGGCCGTACCAGCAGACGGTCCCAGTGCGCCAGGGAGGAACCCGCCGATCTGGATCCAGCCATAGGACTGAACAAACTGGAGGTACCACTGGGCAGCCGTCAGAGAAGTCCCCAGCGCGGTTGTGTTCGGCATCCAGTAGCCAGCAATCATTCCGCCAGCCGTTGTGAAGTAAGCGTCGGCGGCGTTCGAGGTAACAGTGGTGAAGGACTCGTCGATCCAGTAGACCGGGGCAGGGGCGATCTGCGCGGTACCTGTCAGCGCGGCAGCATCGTAGAAATAGACGTACTTGAAGACAGGCGGTGCGCCGTAGCCAGCGGAAGATGCACCGGCTGTGGTCGAGAACACCCCAGTCGAGGGGTAGGGACCGGGAGGGGAGTAGATCGCGCCGAGGGAGTTCTTGGCCGAGGCGTCGAGCTGGGTCTGTGGGTTGGCAAAGCGGACATAGGGTGTATACATTCTGATTTCCTCCGTTCCTTCAGACTTTGTTGACCTGAAGGTAGCCCGGAATTAAGGACGCCGGGCCGACCTGGTGCGTAACGGAGGCGGTCAGGTTGATGGCCACCCCTGTTTGTTGATTTCTGCCTATCTGCCTAGGTGTTCAGCACGTTCACGAGCACGCCCGAGACCCTGGGCTGCGCATTGACGATATCGCCGAGGAAAACGGTCTGGCCTGCGCCGTCGAGCGAATCCGGCAGTTCCTTGAATCCAGTGAATCCGAATTGGAACAGCTTGTCCTCGGTCACGTAGCACTGGAGGAATTCGTCGCGATTCAGGAAGACATCTCCCGTCGGCACATACTGATCAACCAGCAGCCGCTTATTCCCGTAGAACTTCAGGCTGGTGGCGCCGAACGAAATCACGCCCGGATCATCGTCCATCACGCGCTGCGCCGGGAACATCCTCAACCACATGGTGTCCCAGATGGTCTGGGTCATGAAGGCCAGGTTGGGCTGCGTGTTACCGAAGGATGCCTGGCCGAATGCGTACTGGAGGATTTGCGTAGAGAGAGGAGAGCCGAGGGACTGGTAGTAGCCGGCGATTCCGGCGTTGGCACCGGTACCAATCGCAGCACGAGCCAGCTGGCCGTACTGAGGATAGTTCACGCCGGAATCGTTCGCAGCAAGGAGACCATCGAGAGCGTTGACTCCGGAGACTGTGCCCTGACCGTCGCGGAAGGTGTCCTGCGCGAGATACTGCATCATCGACTGGTAGAGGTTCGTGACCTTGACCTGCACGTAGGACATCGCTGCTTGGCTACCCTGGTTCAGAGCGATCCGCTGCCGCGAGAGAGTGACGTTCGTGTAGTACTCCTTGGGCACGAAGATCATCGCAGTGTCGGTCTCAAACGAGGAGATATCGAACACGCCGCCGTCGATCGTGGGGCCGCCCTTGAGAGGCGCGTATTGGATCGGGACCTGGATCTGGTAGCCGGAGAAGGTCTTGAAATTGTCCGGGCGGAAGAGGATGGGGAAGATTGTGCTGACCTTGAAGTAGACGTCTTGAACGCGCGGGACGATCCACTGGTAAGTGAAGGTCGTTAAATCGTTGTATATGGTCTGGTTACCTGTCGGTGGCATGTTCAGCACCCTCCTCAAAAGTCCGAATCACGCAAACGCCTACTTGATTCGAAGCATAGTAAAGAGGCAAACCGCTGCTATGTCAAGCCGCAGGGATAGGATGGCGAAAAAATAGGGGAACGTTTCCGCTCCCCTTCCGTAGAATTTATCGCTGATTTCTCTGGCTACTGGCCAGTGGCTACTGTGTCCAGCCCTGCCGCATACTCGCGAATGCCTGCGCTGCCTTGTCCGCGTCCACCGAGGGAGCGGCTGTCCCCGCTGGCGAAATCACCTTCATGTTGTGGTCCACGAAGTTCGGGCCGAGAGAGTTATTGGTGGTCGGGACCGTGGAGCCTGGGACGTCGGCGGTGGCGCGCGCGGCAAGGCCGGCAGCGATGCCGTCGGCGATTTTCTTGGCTGTCCGCTTTTCTGACACGTAGGCGTTGTAGCTCCCCTGCAGATCGTTCCCGTACTTCGGACCTTCCTTTGCGTAGAACTCCTTGAAGGCCGCCGAGTCCAGAGGCTCGGAGAATTCGCGCAGGTGGGACTCGCGAATCGAGGTGATGGTGTCGGAGATTTCTGCTGACCGTCCGATTACGTTAGCACGCTCGGACTCGAAGAGGGTTTTGGCTTTCTTCTCAGCCTCAACCGCTACGGCGGCGGCGAACTCAGGAGAGGTGTAAACTCCTTTGACCTTTTCTGTGAGCAAAGCGTTGATCTGGTCAAGGCCGAGCGAGACAGGGTTGGTCTGGGCCGGGTTCGCATTCGCTGCAGGATTGGGATTGGCTGGGTTCGCTGGATTCGGGTTCGCGCTCACGGCTGCAGTCGCCGCGGCCAGCTTCGTCGGGTCCCCATCCACGAAAGCCTTGTAGACGGTTTCGCGAGAGGTCAGGAGGGAAGCGGCGGAGGGGTTGCGCGTAAGCATTTCGCGCATCGCCGGGCGGTCAGCCTCGGCAACGCTACTGAGCAGGTCGGCTAGTTCGGTATCGAGATCGGCCATGATGAGTTGGTCTCCTTGGGGGATCGGTTGCGGTTAGAGTTAGAGGTTAGAGGTTAGTGACTACTGGCTACTGGTCACTGTCTGCTGGCTGTTGGCTAGGCCCCGGTTCCTGCGACTCCGCCCGGCGCCACCGGCGGAGGAGAGGCTGCGTTGGTCTGGTCCGCTCCGGCTCCTGCGGCTGCCCCACCTTTCCCGTCTCCCAGATCCGTGTCATCCGACCCATCGCCTTCTTCACCTTCAAATACTTCCGATTTCAAATCTTTCAAGGACTGCGCGACGGATTTGATCTTCTTGCTGATGTCGACGCCGTTGGGCTTCAACTTTTCAATTTTGTCGAAGATCGTGACCAGCTTCTCGATGGCGGTGCGGAATTTCTGGGTGTCTTCGGAACTGGCGGCAGGTTTCGCGCCGGCGGGCTGGGCGCTGGCTGCCTGAGCGTAGAAGTTCGGAGGCGCGGCAGGGGTGCCGGGCTGGGAGGCAGCAGGCGAGGACGGCAAAGCGGAAGAGGTGGCCAACGGGATTCCCTTTCTACAGAGGAACAGAAGAAGGACTAACTGTCTGGCTCAGGCTGGCTCTGACTGGCACTGCTTGCCCGCTGGCTAGAGGTTCTTCGCTGCGTCCGTAACGGAATCGCCGAACGTGGTCGTCCGCACGCCTTCAACGGAGGGGGCGCTGTCGGTTGACCCGGCAAGGATCCCGAAGTTGACGAAATCGCCCTTCTTCATGTGGGACTGGGGGATGGGCTTGCCGTAGCTGACTTCGAGGTCACGCTCGTCGCGCGGTCCGCCTTTTTCAACGGCTGTTTTGTCGGTCTGCATCGGAGGTTACTCCTTCGGATTCGGGTTCTGGTTCGGGTTCGGGTTCTGGTTTGGTGCTGTGTGATTGAAATATTCTACCGCTTAAAGTCCCGAGCGCAGCCAGTAGGCAAGTGACTGCCTGCTCGCTGCGCTGACTCGGAACCGTTGACCCCTCATCGGGGCAATGAGGTTTAGCGGCCCTGCCGCTTTGCCTCGCGCTTGGCTGACCGGTGATGTTTACGACGGGCCATGTTCCAAGTCCTCCTTTCGTGGAGATTCGCAATGTGAAATTGCGGCGGGGTTTTGTTTGCGGGACTGGATTGCTCCGGCACCCACGCTCAGGCCTCCACCTCAGCAATAGGCATCTCTGCCTGTCGCAGAATGGTATAAACCAGATTCGCGCGTATGTCTAGTCGGGGAGGGAGTTACAGACCGCGCAGTCCCGTCCTCCGCGCGTTCATCCGGCTGGCCTGTCTAGTGGCGTGGCGCAGAGAGAAGGCATGTCGGCCACCCAGCGGACGGCGACGGCCCGGACGCTGACGGCCTCGGTCGAACTTGCGACGGGATTGCATTCCCTTAAGCATCGGAGTCATCGAGTTGATCCCCGGCGGTGCGTTCTGGCCGCAACTTTCCTGCGCTGACGGGCATTGATTCGTTTGCGTGCCGGAGTCTCGCGCGAGTGGTCTACCTTATGTGCACGACCACCGACAACAACACGGGAAGCAGTCATGGGGATGCCGTGGATGTGACGGTATGCGAGATTGCGGCGGTAGGCTTCCTTCGACTTGAATCGTTCGGTCGGCATCCTGTCTACCTCCTTACCGCCCCATCTTCCTCTGGCTTTTCCTCGTTGTCTTGCGAGTGGATTTTCGTTTGGGAGGACGAGGAGCGGGAGAGGAAGCGTCGGGGATGAATGCGATTTTGGTCATCACTTTTTTCCTTTCGCGGCTCTCACCTTTATACTCTTGATTCGCATTTCAGCCAATCTTGCGAGTTCGATCTGCTTGGCCTTTCGAGGCAGAGCAGCCCAATGCGCTTTCATCTTCAGACTGTGCGCCGCGTAGATCGCATCGAAGTTCCGTCGATTGAAAATCTGCTCACGATAGGTCGCCCAACGGCAGTTCCCTTTTGGAGGGAGGCAGAGAGGGCAGCGATAACCCTTGTTCACATCTATACGGTCTAGAGTCAGACCTTTCGGACGAGGCCCCATATCCGCAATGAATCGAGCAAAAGAATGTCTCCAATGCCGACAGACCCTGATCCCATGCCCACCATAATTTTCATGACCTTTAGTGCTTGGGTTGTAGCAGCGCTGGTTCATCTGTATCCAAGAACTGTAACCGCCCTTCCAGTAAGCGCCATGGTCTCTAGCATGACCATGTTTGAGTATTCCAGTTCCTGTCCGACAGCCACAGCTACGGATGCTGCCCTTAACGAGATGGTAGATATAGATTGCCTTCTCGTTGCCGCAATCGCATCGGCAGAGCCAAGTACAGCGTTGTTTCTTGGCTTTAATACAGGTTGAAATCAGTTTGACCGCAGTCAGTGCTCCGAACTTTTGCCCTGTTATGTCTTGCTGAGATAGGTACACGAATCTCCTCCGTGTACTTAGTCTACAACTCACTATTTAACCTAATCAAGACTATTTTTTGCCCTTATTTTTCCCGCCGGACGCAAGCGCAGCAATGGCCATTTTTTGAAGTGCCTCTTGCTGAAGTTCAGCCAAATTCTGTTTAATATCGAGGTTTGCTCCACATTTGTTCAACAAGCGAAGTACGTTCTGGACAGAAACAACTCCCTGTCTTGAAAGCACAATCGCTGCCTGCAAACGAGTTTCTGCGTCAAAGGAGAGCGCCGAACCGGGGCGAATAGAGAATTGGAATTTACGCACGAACTTCTCCGGCAACATCCCGCGCTGCATCAGACTCCCGTACATCGGAGAGAAATCCCACTGCGACATTCCCTTGTCACCGAGGATCGCTGTACGGTGACCCATGGAATAGAACTGGAGGAAGTTGGACACGACCATCTGCCCCGAGCGGTTCATGAAATTCTCCAGCCGCCTTCCCATCAGCCGCACCATTCCACTCCTTGAATTCTGAATCATCTCCATCGTGTCATGGGAAGGGATTTGTTCCTTCTGCGCCGCGGCGTCGACAGCGGCTGAACCGGTTGTCTGGTCCATCTCCCTCATCAAAGTTTGGGTATACCATTGCGCCGCGGTTGGGAAGGAAGGCTGCTCGCGGAACTTTGGCTGCTGGCCACCGGAGCGCAGAGGGTTGTATTCGACTTTGCCGCCGGAGATTGTCGTGCTGAGATTGTCGAGGTCGGAGCGGGAGACGGCGTCGGTCGGGGTGATGATGGTAGGGATCAGGCCGGCTTTGATGGTTTCAAGCATCCCCGCCATCAGACGGTTAAGGATATCCTGCGCACCGATCAGATTCCCCATCAGCGACATCGACGACGGTGCCTGCCAGGCCGTGCGCAGGGGAAGGAATTCGACGTAGGGACCAGGGCCAAGGTTGTGGAAGTAGGGATTGCAGGTGTCTTCCATCACGCGCCCGCCGGCCACGGAGAATACGCGCCCCCGAGGGAAGAGAGCCTGGCCCGGTTCGACAAGGTAGGACCAGTTAGCGTAGCCGATCTCGCCTGATTTACTTCTGGTCTGGCCGCCGACGCGGATCGTGCGCGAGGTGTCGTTCGTAGCCGGGTCGCGCAGCCAGAAGATTCGTTCCTCGACTGTGGGATAGAGAGCGTCCGACTGGCCGGTCATTCCTTTCGATCCAGCTACCTGAGAGATAACTGATTGCATTTGCGGGGAGTATTTCCCCCACTGCTCGGAGGAGACGCCGGAAGGGCGCATGGGGCGTAGGCCGGTGGCGGAAGCGTCCGCGTCAGGTTTGATCAGGCGAGCGGTCGGGCCGTAGCGGCGGATCAGGGACTCAATGGTTACGGTTCGACATTCAATCAGGCACTCGCATTGGTCGACAGGAGTGGATGGGCCTTCCGGGCCGAGTTTGTAGAAACGGAGAGGATTGATTGAGAGGAGCTCGACGTCGCCTAGGCCGCCAGCGAGATGCCGGTTCCACTGGACCTTGCCTACCCCGTGAGCGAGAAGGCCGAATCCGACGATGTCCTGGAAAGCGTCGTGGTAGGCAGGGTTCGCGGCCCAGGGCTCGAGCAGGAGTTGGAGGAGGGATTGAGTTTCCGAGTAGCCGTCGTCGTTGTCCCAGATTTTGATTTGAGGTTCGGGCTTGCCATCGGTGAGGAGCGAGACGAGTTCCCAGTACTGGCGGAACATCCGGTTGGTGACTGGGCGGGAGTTTCCGTAGGCGGTCGGGCGCGCTGGCCACTGGCTGCCAGAGAGATATTGGATAATGCGCGGGATCAGGGAGGTGACAGGGGAGGTGGCGGATTTCTCGCGGGCCTGGGTGTAGGCACGGTCGGACCAGTGAACGACGTCGCCTTCAAGCCGCTGCCACGGGAGAGGAAGGTCCGGCCGGGAGGAATAGGACGGGATGGCAGGTGGACGAGACTGTTGCTGATGCTGACTTCCGAACTGGACCGATTGCGTGGCCATCGCGGGCCATCATAATGGCAATACAGCGGAAAGGCTATCGGAGATTGAGGTTGCTGGTTACGAACGCCGGGCGAGTGTCTGCGACGGGAGCGGCGCCGGAGGGGAAGGAGAATTGGCTGGCCGGTTCGGCTGGCTGACCGTCGGAGGGAACGAGTAGGCCACTGCCGTCGTCTTGGAGCTGGGAGAACTGGGCGCGGGGAGGGGTGAGAAGGTTTCCGTTCGCGTCCATTGGAGGTTGCGACGGCATCTCGTTCACTGGCTGGTTCGTCGTCGCTGCGGGCTGCGCGACCTGCGGCATGGCCATTCCCATTGAGGAGAAGAACTGGCGCAAGGTATTCTCTCTCAATTTCAACCCGGCTACTTCCTCTTCCAGTTCTTTCAGACGCTTGGCCATTCCGAGAACCTGCCTGCCGGTTTTGACCCCAATCGCTGCCATTTCCCTCGCATGCAGTCCTTCAATCAGAACAGAATCAGGATCGGCCAGAGCGGTAACTGCCGAATGGAGAGTGGTCAGGTAGTTGGGCCATTTCTTCTGGAGCGCGAGGATGACTTCCGGGTGCAGCCAGAGAGGGATGGACTGGGTTCCCGCTGGTTGCTTCTCGACGAAATCAGGCTTGTCCATTCGCGGGTGAGTGGCCATCAAGGATTGGTAATTGTAGACGGCGCTGCAGGCAGGGCAGCGAACCAGCATTCCTTCTTGCTTGGCTGCCATCTGACGGACAAGGCGCGAGGGGGTTCCTGCCTTGTCACAGCGGGGACAGAAGATTCCGACGGGACCGGCTTGAGAGGACATGATTAGCTACCTTCCTTCTTAATCTTTTCCATGACGGGCCTGTACCACTGTCCTGCATAATCGCGGAATTCATATTGGTTGATTGATAGAACAATTCCGGTCCGTCGCTCAACAAGCACTGATGCCTTACTCATTCCACACTCTGAGTTCCCACATTCGAAAATAAAGAAGTCAGAATTCTGTGGCTGGGACGAGGGAAGGACCGTTCCACATTCAGGGCAGCAAATACGGAAAAGAATGACTGAACCAGTGTGCATTGGTTAATACTCCTTGGGCTGAGAGAATCTTACTACGACTCATGTAAACCAGCTATGATCACAACTCCAACTACAGCATCTCCGTCCCCTCCCCCAGCTCCCCGCTCCCCAAATCCCCCAACGCCGAATCCCAACTGGCCGCATCTGCCCCCGGCGAGGCCGCTCCGAACGAGGAGGAAGCCTGATTGAACATCCCTTCCAGCCTTCCCGTCGCAGCAGCAAATTGCGTGACGATCCCCGGAGTGATCTCGCGGTCCTGCATTCCAGATTGATAAAGTTCGTTCTCGATTCCGCGACCGTGGTGGATGACAGAGAAAGCGGTGTTGGCCTTCGAGACCATAATCGGCCGGATCATCCAGCCGGGGTTCTCCTTCACCAGTTGCTCGGCTTCCTGCAATGACCTCTTCTGGTGGCGGAGCTGGTAGACCTGGTTGTAGACGCCGTAGATTACTGCGCCGACTGGCGGATGGAGCGCGCGCTGAATGGGAGAGGAAGTGGAGGCCTGGGAGGTGGAACCGGCTGGGCGGCGAAGATCGGGAGCGGTTTGGCGGAGGCAGTAGAGCGCGATACAGAGGCTGATCGCCGCGTCGTCATGACCTTCCATCGCCGAGAACCCTTCCCCCTCAGTCTCACAGGCGCGCAGTTCATCCAGCACATATTCAGACTGGATCAGGATGCCGTCCTCGAGAAGGGTTTCGTTCATTTTGTTTTTCAGCAGCGGTTTAGTCTTGGGGGTGGTTTGCCAGTGGGCGAAACTAGCGACTTGTGCCTTGAAATGGTCGGTCCGGCGCGGGATGTAGATATGAGGATATTCCAACTGGTTCATCAGGTAGTCGGCGGTTGAGCGACCGGGTCCGTTGTATTCGACTGCGATCTCGGACCGGTTGAAGTAGTAGCCGATTGCGTAGAGGATTCGACCGAAGGCTTCCGGCGGCTCGTCGTTCCCTACCCACTCGCCGACTTGGACATCCGGTTCATTCAGAAAACCGGCGCGCAGAATTTCCGCAACCGAGAAATCCTGCCCAATCCCCTCTCCTGCATCCGCCGCTATGTAGTAAATCGCGTTCGGATCCGGCTGCTCCCAGAGGTACAACCTCCCGCCCATCGTCCCGCGCTTGGGAAGGGATACCGCGCGGTACTGGCCGGTCTGCCGGTCGAGCATGTCCTCGAGAAGAATCTTAGGAATGGCGCCGCGCCCCTGGAACATGATTTCGCCCACGTAGACCGGCCGCCGGACGTTCGCTTCCTGCTGGTCAAGTTTGTGCCGCGCAAACGCAGAGAACCCTGAAGACTGAAAAGCCTCGCGCGCGCTGATCGGATAGCATTCGAGATGTCCATAAGGGTAACCGGATTCAGCAATCGAGTCTTTGATTCCACGGCGGCGGAAGTTCCAGAACTCGGGAGTGATAGTGAAATTTTCCTCCACCTTGACGCGCGTGGTGATTTTGTTCTCTTCGTCGGTCAGGATGAAAGGCTGTTGAGTGGGGCGGATGCGGCGCCGGTTTTTGCTGTCGAGGTAACCAGCCAGAAACAGCGGAGTCCAGTCCGTGTCCTCGTCGCGGTCGTCAGTTGCCGCCTGCCAGAGATCGTGATGGAAATTGTTCATCCCGTTCGCAGTCGATTCGGCGATCACGATCGGGTCGGGAGCTTTCTCGAGGGACGGCTTGATGTCGGAGGTGAAGATGTCGGAGGCCGGCCAGCGCGAGGTCTCGGTCATGTGCAGGGAGCGGAGAGTGCGACCGATAGCGACGCCGCCGGTCTCCCCGGCATGGGTGGTGACGAGAACGGTACCGAGGCCGGGGTCGATCGACCGTCGCGATTCATCCTTCCTGCCGAATTCCAGATATTCGCCGCGGTTGTGGTATTGCCGCTCGACGCGCATCCACCAGGGCAGATGATCGAAGGCCGTGTTGACTTTGCGCTGGACCCAGGCCGCTGTTTTTGGGTTTTGCGCGACGGTGAGCGTGAAAGCGTTGGGCAGGAAGAAGGTCCGGTTGCACATCACCATGTTTGAATATTCGGTAATGCCGGACTGGCGCGGTTTGAGGATGACCAGGTAGGCGCGGCCCTCGAGAGCGAGTTGGCGCTGGAGAGCTTCCTCGACCAGCATCTGCAGGTCATAGAGAGGGGCCATGCAGGTGAGGATGCCGCCTTCAGGCTGAATGACGTGGTAGTTCCCGGCGTAGTAAACGCGGTCAGTCGCGCAACGGGTGATCTCAGATTGGACGAAGGATAGCTCAAGGGGAGAGAGGAAAGACCAGGCCAGTTCTTTGCGCTCATCGTCGGAGCCTTTGGGGAGGGATCTCCGGGCCGCGGCGAGATGCTGGTCCAGAGCTTCAATCGCGTCGTTGATCAGGGGATCGAGGCGGTGGAGGCGCATAACTAATCAGGAACAGAAGTCGTCACCAACTTCAGATTACTCCTGCGGCAATCCAAGGGGTCGCCGTTCTTGAACACTATTTTCTCGGTAGATCGTAGTTTCCTTCCCAATACGGCCTCCATGATCACATCTTCCATATAAATCAAGTTGCCGTCATTATCGACAGCGCAGGCATGGCCAGGTCGGCAGTCATCAACCATTGCCGGTATTGTACGCTTTGTTCTAGTTGAACACTTCTTCATTGCCATCCTCCCCTATTATTACCTTCCTCTTGACCTCGTGGCACTTCTCTCTGAGAGCAGCTGCCCAAGGCGGGTCCCCAACACGCGCAGGAAAATTCAAGTACGCGAACTCCTCGTATAGTATGGAGGCAGCTATATCGTAAGCAATTGCTGCATCAATCTCATCCACAAAGTTCTGCGACAACACAAGTGAGTAATATTTAATGCGCATGAAGAAAGTCATACCGTCGCCATAACGACGCTTACTGACTCCTTTGTAAGGAGACCATCTCTTGTCGTACTTCGGTAATGTATTCCAAGATTGTTGTATATGTGTTGCAGGACGAAGATTCGACAATCGATTGTCAAAAGGATTGTGATTCTTGTGGTCTGCGTCTCTTCCTAGAGGAGGCTTAAGAACCTCATTATGTAGCGCAACGCTATGGTCCTTGCCGTTTACCCTCTCTCGCCGAACTGCATAAATCCTTCTAGTATCAGAAAAGCGCCCAACTAATCCACATTTACTTGGAAACCACTGCCACCTAGAAAACTCAAGAAATCTATGCACGTCTACAGCATACTTATTGCCTGCACTGTCGATGATCCAGCGGCACGGCTCGCCTTCAATATAGAAAGGCGGTTCATCAGCATATACAGGACGAATCCTACGCTGATGCCCATTAATATACGTCATGGGCCAACCTACTCTGGCGTTGACATTAAACCAAGTCCTAGTAGCGATCTTCGTTTCGCCGCCGCACAGACAGTGACAGAATCCCCAAGGAACTGTACAAGCAGGATTTCCGCAGATGCAAAATTTAGTAGGTGATAGAATCTGGTCGTGAGGCTCCATGTCATTCCTCCAGAATGATGTGGCAAGGAGGGCAAGACGGTGACACGTTTTGCTCTCGCCTCTATTATATATCGCTATTCATCTTCATCCAAATCTTCATCTAAATCCTCTTCACTGCCGTCCTCGTCCGAGTCCTCATCAAGGTCATCGTCATCGTCTGAGTCGCCTTCTAATATCGGATTAACTTCTCGTGCGGCCTCAATGATCGTAGGAACATTACTTGGGCTTCCATCGGTCAATAGTCGCGCACGTTCAGCTTGCACATGTCTAATAACGGCCTCGGGAGAGGTCATGCCGCCTGGTCCGAGTTGGCCGGCAGGTTGCGCGGCTTGGTTCAGGATATTGGTCTGGGAATTTGACACGATCTGAACAGCTGGATCCCTCGGCTGCACGACCGAGAAGAACGACCGGACCTCGGACATCGTGCGCAGGCGAATATCGTGATCAGGAACCTCAACCGTCTCTTCCATGGTCACAGCCTCGCCGGACTCCTTGTCGATCATCACGACTTTCTTACCATGGAGCTTGGTCGCGGAAAGGGCTTCGTCGACGGCGGACTGGATTTTGGGAAGGGCTGCGAAGAGGAGTTTCCTGGCGGCGACGCCAGCGGCTGAGGCGGAATATCGTTCGTTGTCGATGCGGACGCGGAGGATGGACTGGGCGATTTCGTCTTCGGAGGTGGACTGGGCTTGGGCGAGGTCGGAGATCGATTGCCCGGCGCGGTTGGCCCAGTAGCGGCGCTGGTCGAGGAGGGTGGGTTCGGGGGGAGGGAGGGAGGGGGAGAGGTCAGGAGAGTCAGGGATAGTTTGGCTGACTAGTGGCTCTCCTGCCGGATCTCCCATAGGCTGCGAGGCGGTTGCCATCTAGCTGAGTTCTCCCTTATCCACCAATTCTGCGCCATCCTCTGCGTCGAGTCCAGAGAAGTCTGCGACGGGGGAGGGGGGAAGAGGACGGCTGAGGGCTTCGTCGAGGAGGGAGGAGTAGGCTCCGGCGCCAGCGGCGGGAGGGGTGGCTGGCGGAGAGGAGGGTGAGGCAAAGGATGATGGGGAGGCATAAGGGAACCCGGCCTGTGCAGCTCGCTTTCGTTCGAAGTATTCGAGCACTCGTTGTTGTTTCTCGGCTTCCGAGAGTCCGGCCAGAGGATCGCTCGTGGCGTACCCATCTGCGGTGGCTGGCTGTGCGGCTGACTGACTTGCCCCCTGCCACCGGTTCCTCCCTTCCCTCTCCGCAATCAACCGCGCGTCATCCAACGCCTCTTCCTCCAGGCCGGTTTGAGAGAAGTCCAGAGCCGGAGAAGAAGGCTGCGCGAAGACGGCCTTCTGCATTGTCTCAACCTGCACAGCCAAAGATTTCACCAGTCGTTGCAATTGCAGAGAGGCCGTGTACATTTTTTCGGCGTCGATCCGGGACAGGCCAACGGAGACTTCACCGCGCAGCTTGTCGATCGAGGTGGAGATGGAATCGCGCAGGGCCGGAACGGAGCGGAGGAAGATATCAAGGTTGGTTTGCATCCGTCGCGCCGAAGTCCAGAGCGCGTATGTCATGACCGCGATGATCGACACGAGAAAGCCCAGACCGAGGCCGATAGCGAGCAGGGCGAGGTCGTTCATGGTTTGCGGGAGTTGCTGGTTCATTGCTGGGTTCCTTCCGGTATCCTTCCTTGCACAACACGATATGTTCCACGTCGGAGAACTTCAAGAGTGGTTTCGTAAGCGTATCCACACTTCGGACAATACGGACTGACTCCGAAGTGCCATTGGAATTTAGTACCACATCCCCAGTAGTTCCGACCGTTGGCTTCCATCTCCGCGATTTCACTAGCAGTGTACCTACTACGATTCCAATCGCAGGTATGTTCTAGAATGATCGGCTCAATAGAGGGTTCCAGATTGGCCGCAGTAGGAATAGCCAGTGTGGCGATGGCTGGCAAGAGTCCAAACAACCCGCGTCGTGTGATCATCAGAAAATCCTCCTACGGCTTCAATCCGAAATCTGGCCGGTTGAATGGGAATTGGAATTTCTCATGGCCGGGTTCTCCACCGTGCTTGGCAATGTAGTAAAGTCCCGACAATGGAAAGGTGATGTGGTGAATGAAGAGAAGACGCGGGTCCGCGTTGATCGTTCGACTAGGCGCGTGATCGACCTTGAGTCCTGTATCAATACACTCCCAGCCTCTTGCCTTCATACAGTAGTAGATAGAGGTGTCAGCATAGTACCAAGGAAGGTTGGTATCCCAGCCGCCGATGTCATCCAATGCAGCGATATTGAGAGCGCTAAACGCATCGTAAGCCGTCCATAGGCATCCCCATTTGCGACCAGTTGCCGTGTACTCTCTTGCTTGTTCCAACAAACTCAAGCACACTCCGTCTTCGGCGGCAGCGTCGGAATGCATCCACAGGACAATCGAACCTCCTGCCTGCTTCGTCAACTTCGTCATCAAGTTCATCGACTGGCTAAAGGTAAGTGGGACGCAGGGACGGCACACGGTGATTGGATCAGGATATGGATGCGCAAGACCGTCGGGAGAGTTGTCGATGATGGTCAGGTTATCCCACAGGTCTCTGGCTGATTCCACGGCCTTGTCGAGAAGGTCGAAGCGATTCACTACGGGGATAAACATCTGGTAGTCGGTCATCGATTCAAACTCCTCTGGCGTCGGCCCATCATAGCGTCGGCGGGCCATCCGCCGTTTGAATGCACGAACTGAGGATGGGTTTCGTAAAGCAGGTTGATTGGGATTCCTTGATTGAATTCCAGTTCATTGTATCCCCCGTAGAGGCAGAAGAAGAGGCTGGTCTGCGAGTCAATCCGCGCGAGGTCCGAACCTTCCGCCACCAGTTCGTTGAGCATGTGCTGGTCGATCTTGTCCGGGCGATAGAGAGGATGGGCTTCGAGGCCGTCGCACCAGGAGAGAATGCTAGAAGGAGTTCCGGCCCAGAGTCCGCCGTTTGCAAATCGCCAGGGGCCGGCGTCGAGGATCGCCAGAGATCGACATTCAGGTGGGTGGCAGTTCTTCTCGGCGGCAAGCAGGACACCAGAGATCGGAATCTTCCTGATCACTTCTTCCTTGGTTCCGAAGAATTGCACATCGAAAGCGTCGGAGAACAGAAGGAATTGGTAGGCGGAGAACTGGCTGGCTAGTCGGCGCACGATGGGAAGTTTGGAAGCGAGAGTGGAGTCAGGCGGAGGAGTCGGTTCGACGTGG